TGTACTCGCTGATGAGCTACCAATAGGGCCCGGTGTAGCAAAACGTGCTGTAACGCCTGCGCCTGAAACCGCTCCTGATGCTGCAAATGTTGTGAAGGCACCTGTACTTGGAGCTGTATTACCAATAGGACCTGGTGTAGCAAATCTTGCTGTAACACCTGCACCTGAAACCGTACTTGAAGCAGAGAGTGTTGTGAAAGCTCCAGTGCTAGGAGTAGTTGCTCCAATTGTAGCACCATCAATTACACCAGTATGATAGTCAATAGCATAAGTAAGATTTGTACCATCTGTATATACAAATGTTGTGTTACCTGCAGGGATCAAAACTCCCGCATCTGATGCGCCAGCTCTTGCTGTAATAGCTGTATTAGAAGCATTATTAATAATATAATTTTTTACAAATGTATTGACACCGCCTGCGGCAGTAGTAGGAAGAGTTAAAGTACCTGTACTCCCACCACTTCCTGTAAGATTAAGGCGTAAGTTACGAACTGGTTGAGTAGCATTAGAACTTGTATTTAAAGCAACTGGAGTATCGCCTGCAGTAACAGCTATAGTAGTAGTACCTACAATTGATTCTTCTAGAGAGGTTCCTAAATTAACATTGGTCGTTGCGCCCCACGTACCGTCTTGTTCTCCGGTTCCTATGAGTTCTATACTTAAATTTGAATATGTTGACATAATTTATTCCTTATCCTGTTACTATCTCTGTCCAATTAGGGACTTGAGTAGTATCTATTATAACCCAATTAGGGTTGTTAATGGTAGGGGCAATCCCTTCTAATGTTAATGCGCCAGAGGCGGGTCTTCTTACTTCTCCTATTAATTCTGTTGGTGCGTATCCTTGTAAAGCTAACGCTCCTGCACTGGGTCTTATAACGGCTCCTTCAGTTCTAACTGCTACAATCCCTGCTAGTGTTAATGCTCCTACACCCGGAGTTATTACTGTACTACCAACTACACTAGGTGCATGTCCTGTTAAGACTGCTGCTCCTACACCCGGAGTTTTAAACACATTATTTTGTTGTACAACCCCAGGAGCTATTCCTGCTAGTGTTATTGCTCCTGCGGGTGCTGCTGCTACTATTCCATCTATTAAGACCGGTACTGCTCCAGCTAGTGTTACTGTGCCTACACTAGGTGTTAGCCTTATGTCTTCTATTATGGTTGGTGCAAATCCTGCTAAAGCTAAAGCTCCTACACTAGGAGATATAATTGCACCTCTTACTAAACTTGGTGCAAGGCCTGCTAAAGCTAATGCTCCGATCCCTGGAGTTATTACTACTCCATCTAATATGATAGGAACAACTCCTGCTAAAGCTAAAGCGCCTACAGTTGGAGTTATTACTACTCCATCTATTACAATAGGAGCTGTATCAACACCAATCCCCCATTTTCCTGAGCCCCAAGCTCCTCTTCCCCACCCGTCAGATAAACTTAATTCTCCTGATGGAGGTGTGACTATAACCCCAACCCCATATGACCCTGAGCCCCAAGCTCCTCGTCCCCAGCCGCTAGACATTTCTAGCCCCTTAAGTTAACGTAAATATGCCGGTTGCAGCAGGTAAAACAGTTAATGTATTAGGGCTAGATACTGTAAACTGTGCACTAGATAACTGACAGAAACATAAAAGTTTCCCAGCAGCTGCTCCAGTTGAGTTACGTAATACCGCATACCTAATGTTAGTTAATGACGCACCCGAAGCAGTAAATGCTACTCCAACTGCAGACATTGTAAATTTATATTGTTTAGCTGATGCCCCTACTATCCATTGACCAGTTGCGGGTACTAAATTCTTACCCCCTGTAACATATCCACCTGTAGCTGAAATTTCGTTAGTTACCGAAGTTAAAGCACCGCCGCCACCATAAGCTGATAATGTAAATGTAGATGCATTACTAGCACTCGTAAATAGCGCCATCTTAAAGACTCCTGCACCTAATGTAATAGTCCCGTTTCCTATATTTTGTTTGGCACTATTGTATAGTTGCCATGCTGTTGCTGCCATGTTAAATCTCCTTAATATCGGCGTATGACGCACCGGTTTCTAAAATATGATGTAATAAACCCCCGTATATTTCTAGCTCAATTTCATCACCCATCATTCTAATAATATCAATAAACTCTTGAGCTTGTGATACCATCCAAGGGTTACAGTTAAATATCTTACCGCCCACGTTTACGGGTACTACTAACTGTCCATCATTTTCATTCTGTTCATATGCGTGATGCTTATCTTCTTCTATACACGAATCACATCCAAATAAATGAAATCGTTTAAATCCTAACATTCTAAATAACGGTATAGCCCTTAATAAAACTGTTGATCCCCCTGGTATTGGGTGCCATGTTTCATATTGTTTAGCTAATACCTCATTAAGGTCATCTGCCTGCGTATGCCATAAATATGTTCTATCTTTAGGTAATCCTTCAAAACATAGGGGATTACACTGTGAAGCTAAAAAATATTTGCAGTCGTCTACGACCGGTTTGGTAAATCTTGCATTAAATTCTCTTGCATCCACCATGACCATAGCAGAAGGAGTTAAACCATTGTCAATACACCATTTATAGGCATTATTAATAGTTATAAGTTTAACACCTTTTTCCCGTAATTTCTTTATTTTTTCAACATGTTGTGGTAGAGACGGACCTCCTCCTACAATCATCACTTCAATCTCATTAGTGCTATGTGGTTGAACCTGTAGATATCCTTGCTTAATATTGTGTTCTACATTTTCTTTAATCTTATCTATATCAGTATTAACCTTACCAATATCAACTATATCTTTCCCATCCATCCACGAGCTTACATAAAACATACATCCACCATCAAGTTCTTTTGACCAATGAATAATACATTTTCTATCTCTAAATTTCTTTAACCACCATTTATAATCGTGTACGCTTAAATGTAACTTATGTCCTACCAAAACTCCCATTGCATCATCAACAGTAGAAATATGAAAAAATACATGTTGTGCTGCTTCTAAACAATTATCTAATACTTTATCTACATGATGAGGTCTAATATGCTCCATCACATCTGTGCAATAACCATACGCTGCTTTAACAGGTAGTGGTTGAGATAAATCTGCTTCTACAAATTTTAATACATGGCTTTGTGTTTTTAACATTGGTACTATATCTGCATCTAAACAATTAGGTGCAAAGTCAACCAGAGTCACATCCATGCTACCAAAAAACGCAAGGTTTAGCCCTCCACGTCCCGTACCACATCCTAAATCTAAAACACTCGATCCTGCTTTAGGTTTAGCTTGAGCTAAAAATTCATGAGCAATATTTTCACCCGGCGCTACATGTCTGTACTCCGGTATATCCCACATCATCTTATATAAATCTTTTTCTAAAGGTCTTACATTTTCTACTTTTACTTCTGGTGCATCGCTTATTATTCCAGCTTGTCCTGTCATGTTATCCCTTTCTATTCAAATCGAATAAGAGCTTCAGTAGCATTATTGCCTGGAAACTCAATGGTTAATGTTTCATTATTTACTGTTTTATCTCCACCAAAATCTAAAATAGCTACAGTGTATTGAAGAGTATTACCTCCAGTTGCTCTATAGATAACGGCTCCTCTTGCTGTAAATGTAGATGCAGCCCAAGAAGTATTTCCAAAATTAACCCATCCTACAACTGGGTCAAAAGAAAATCCAGGATCAGATACAACTAAAGTGTTTCCGCCTGCAGTATACCCTGCTCCTACAACTTCATTGGCGGTATCATAAACTACATCTGTATTACCCGGACTTGCACTTGCTGCTTCAGTATATAAAGCTATCTTATATGTTTGAGTAGCACCAAAATTTAACTCTCCTGTTAGTGTTAAATATTTTAGTCCAGTAGTTAATCCTTGTACAATAGTTCCCATTATGCAGGGCCCCTTGAACCTTTAACAGGTATTCTAGGTTGACCACTTCTATAAGAATCACGAGTGTTTTTACCTTCACCAAGACCTAATAGTTCTACCATTGCTTCTTGATATCGTTTATCTAACATACTCATTTTTTCGGCATCTGTCATTAGATAAGTATTCGCTTCCAATAACGCACCGTACAGTAAAACGGTAGGGTAATTATCACCCAACCAAGACTGACCACTAACGGCAGTAGTAATAGAAGTAGGATAATAAAAGTAATGAAGCTCAGCGCCATAACCTGTATCGGGTGTAGGGCCGAGTATAAATGTGTCATCATTAAAGACTGCATAGTATTGAGGTTTTCCATAATGAGCTACATCCGTATCTGGGAAAGATTCCCTTATAAAATTAACGTCTTTGTTTAAAAGAAAAGTATATTCATTTGTTGCATTATCTATAACGGCTAAACTATAAGTAGCCAACCAAGGCACTGGAAAATTTAAGTATTTATTACCCTCAGAAATTGTGCCCGTTTCATTTTGTCTTAGGTCAGGTAGATTAACAGAGTTAAATATTCTATTCTCTGCTTGAGTAATAAATGTATTTACGTCAACTGTTGGGTATGAGTTCTCAGTATACGACTCTATTTGAGCCACTAATTCTGTATAAGTCATTGACTATCCTTAAGCTAATGGGCCGCGAGCTTTAGTGCCTTTAGTAGCTGCACCATTACCACGAGTTTCTACACCAGATGTTTTAACATTTGTTTCTGGATAACCAGCAACATGAGGTACAGGTACATCTTGGGGTTGTGCGTAACCATTTACCATTTTAGGTTTTCTTGTTTCATTCTCTTTCATTTCTTTCTCCTAAGTTATTGTTATTGTAAATCTTTTATTGCTGCCTTGATTGCATCTTCAGCTAAAACTGAACAATGTATTTTTACAGGCGGTAAAGCTAGTTCCTCTACAATATCTGTATTCTTAATATGCTCTGCTTCTTTTAAGGTTTTACCAATCAGCATTTCTGTTACTAATGAACTTGCTGCTATAGCACTTCCACATCCATAAGTTTTAAATTTTGCATCTGTTATAACATCATTATATACTTTAATTTGTAGTTTCATAACATCACCACAGGCTGGTGCACCTACCATTCCAGTTCCAACATTAGGGTCAGACTTATCAAAAGAACCTACGTTTCTTGGGTTCTCATAGTGGTCTAATACTTTTTGACTATAAGCCATTAGACTGCGAAACTACTTCCACAACCACAAGATGCTTTAGCACTAGGGTTCTTAATACTAAATTGAGAAGCTTGTAATGATTCTGTATAATCTATTTCTGCATCTCTTAAATATTGTAAGCTCATTGAGTCTACCAGTATAGTACAATCATTTTTCTTAACTTGTGTATCATCTTCGTTAATTTCTTCATCAAACGTAAATCCATATTGCATACCAGAACATCCACCACCTTGAACATAAACTCTTAAATTAATATTAGGGTTATTTTCTTCAGCTATTAAATCTTTTATTTTAATAACTGCTTTATCAGTAAGTTTCATTATTCTGGTTTAACTCCTTTCATTTCTTTCTCCTAAGTTATTGTTACTATAAAAGTTCCCACGGCTCCTGGGCTTACTAAATTATTAGGTGTTAATTCGTTAGCTGGAGGTCTTGCTCCACCTACAGGGTCCCATCCCCATTGTATATCTCTTGACCCTGTTATGTTGTTATTATTAAAACTTTGGTCAGGTCTAGGATTCCTTACAGCTTGTGGGTCACTTACAGGATACATTCCTTGTAAATTTTGTGGCTGATCAGGGTTCCAACATTCTCTACATGCTAGTATATTCGTTTGTGTCGTTCTTACAAATAAACTTTTTAAAGTCTTTAACTTAAACTGAAATCCACAGACATCACAGTCTGCAATAGCATTCTTATTAGTTGTAAACTTGTTACTCATTATCTACCTTTAAGATAATTTCTGTCCATTATTGGACCGCCCGCTTTAAAGTTACCTGTACCTTCTTCTTTTGCGCCTCGTTTTGCGTCTTGTTTTTTCATAGCATCTACTTGGTCTGTCATTACTTTAGCAACTTTTTTATCTGATAGTGTTGATTTAAGACTCCTAGGTTTTATTTTTTCCTGGGCTTCTCTTCTTACAGCATCGTATACGTATTTTCCTTTATTATCTGGTGCTCCTGCTTTTCGTGCCTTATACTCTTTCTGTGCTTTTTTAGTTTTTTCCTTGAATCGTTTCTCAACTAGCTTCATATATTGAGCTTTATTCTTATCATCTTCTTTTTTTTCGGCTGGAGTAGGTGCATATGCTCGTTTTAAAAGTCCAGCGCCTTTTTTTAATTCTCCAATAAAATCTTTTCCACCTTTAGCTATGTCTTTAATGCCCTTTACATCCTTAGTAAGCATCGTGCCTTTTTCTTTAGCTCTTTTTTCTATACGTTCATTAATTTTTTGTTGTCGTTGTTCCTTTTCAGATTTTTCAACAGATTTTTTTGTTTCTCTTCGTTTTTTATTTTCTGGTGAATCATACCCACCTTTACCGAATATCGCCATTTTATTTGCTCCTTTGTTTAGCTCTAGTTTTACCGCGAAGTGCGATACCATCCATTCTACATTTTTTCATTTTTTTAACTGCTCCACCTTTTTTTAAAAAGCCCATTTTGTTACGAACATCTTTAGGTAGTTTTGTAACACCTTCATTAGGTGCGGCTTTTAATAATCCACCTGATTTTTTATTTACAGGTTTAGCTTTATCTTTAGCTTTTGCATCATCATAGCCTCTATCCATTGCTTTTTTTGCATCTTTATCGTAAACACTTTCCTTAGTAGATTGTTTATTAAAATGGCTCGTAATAGAAGACCAGCCATCATCATAAATTCTAGCACCTTCAGCGTATGCTTCAGCTATTTCTTTTCGTATTCCCTCTTCTCTATTTTGAGGAACTTTTTTTGGGTCTTGCGCCATCTTATTACTCCTTAAACGTATGAACTTCTTGGTGAAATTACTAAAGTTGCTTTTTCTCGATCTTCTGTAGATGCGAGTAGCCACTGCTCTTCATAAGAATCTTTTAACATTTGTATTCTTGGTGCTGCTTCTGGTATTTTCATTGATAAGTAATAAGCAAGACCTGCTACCATACAAGGTAAAAATCTAAATGGTATATGTTGTGTGTTTACGCCGGTACCTGCATCATCTAATCTTTTTAAGAACCAATATACAAAAGTATAACTTGCGTCATTAGGAATAGGCCACATGGTAACTGTTGGAATTTCTGCTTGTCGATCAAGATATATTTGTATGGGTCTGCCCGTGTCATTCTTACTTGGGATAGATGCATAAGTAGGATTTGACACCCTAGTAATAGCTATGTCAGACTGAGTTGTTCCTGTCCCAGTTCTTATGACTTGGCTCATGAGGTCAATTGTAGTCGCGGGCAAATTGTAAGTGGCTGTCCCTGCAACCAACGGTATGGTTCCTGTCTCAACAGTCCACAAGTTGATCCCTCGGTTAGCCCATTCAATAGTTAATAAGTTTA